ATCTAAACGATGATAGAGCTTGGTCATTCCGGCCAACGCAAGTCCGAGAGCTATTAGAGAAGCTGGGTGAAGCAGACGTACTTGTTGGACACAACATCATCAGCTATGACTTACCTCTTCTAGAGAAGCTGTACAACTGGAAGTTTAAAGGCAAGGTTGTAGACACACTTGTCATGAGCCGTCTTCAAAAGCCAGACCGAAGACTCCCACCTCACGCAACTAATAAGCGTGCTGGGCCTCATAGCTTGTATGCTTGGGGTGTCAGGGTGGGGGTCGATAAGCCTGACTATGATGAGTGGGATGAGTTCGATGAGGAAATGCTTCATCGTTGTGAGGAAGACGTAAAGATTAACAAGCTAACATTCTTTGCGTTGATGAAAGAGATCAAGGGGCAGAATTGGAAACAGGCCCATCTCCTCACATTCAAGCTATTCGAGAACCTACAGAAGCAAGAGGAGTATGGCTGGCTAGTAGACACAGACTATATGCACAAGAGCATTCGTCTCCTTACCCACTGGATGAACAAGATAGACCGGGTAATTACTCCCCTACTGCCTCTTAAACTCATCATTGATGAACAAAAGGTAAAGGGTGAGTACAAATACGTCCAGAAGCCATTCAAGAAAAACGGAGAGTACACAGCACAAGTTCTTACTTGGCTGGATAGGGTTGGTCTACTTCATAGTGAAAGGCCTGTGGTGGGTCCCTTTAGCCGCATATCTTATCGGCTGGTTAATCTAGACAGCAACGAAGAGACCAAGGACTACCTGCTCTCAGAGGGCTGGGTTCCTGAGACATGGAACTACAAGAAGGACGACAAAGGGAAGCCTGCCAAGGATGACAGGGGGAACCAGATCAAGACAAGTCCCAAGCTAAATGGGGACGATCCTTTCCTAGGCGTTAACGGAGGTGTTGGCCGACTCATTGCTAAGCGTGTCCAGTGTAGGCACAGGCGCAGTAACATCGAAGGATGGTTGAAGCTTGTCAGACCGGACGGACGCATAGCTGGTAGGGTTTCTGGCATGGCAACTACTGGGAGGATGAAGCATGCAGGAATCGTTAATGTTCCAGGAGGGGAAGCCTTTTTCGGAAAGCAAATGCGAAAATGCTTTGTTGCGAAGAAGGGGTACAAGATTGTAGGCACCGACGCTGCGAGTTGTCAGGATAGGTGCCTAGCTGCGAGAGCAAATAGCCCTGAGTTCACCCGTATACTTTTGGAAGGGGATAAGGACGCAGGGACAGACGGGCACTCTCTAGCTAGAGATGCGATAAACGAAGTCCTAGACAGACATAGTATAAAACGCATTTCCCGAGGAAAGGCCAAGAACTTCAATTACGGCTGGAAGTTCGGGGCCTCTGATAAGAAAATCGGAAGCATGGTAGGTGCTTCTGCGGAGATAGGCGGGGAAATCAAGCAAGCTCTGGAAAATACATTCCCTGCTCAGGCAGACTTGGTAAATCGCCTTACTAACGAATGGAGGTCTCACGCTAAAAAGCGAATAAACGATTGGGGGAGGCTTAGTTACTATAATGGGTGGATTACAGGGCTTGATGGGCGACCTATCTACATAGAGTCAGAGCATCAAGTTCTGGTATACTGTCTTCAGTCCGACGAAGCGATACTCATGGCGGCAGCGTACAACCTAGCTGTAAGGAGGCTGTCTAAGAAGTTCAAGTACGGAGATGATTTCGGTTTCGCAGTGTGGATGCACGATGAATTTCAGATCGAATGTAAGGAGAGTATAGCTGATGAAGTAGCCGGTATATCCGAAAAGGCCATCGTCGATGCTTCTGGGTTCTTCCATATGGCTGTCCTACAGAAAGGTGAATCAGATATAGGTGACAATTGGGGTGAAACACATTGACAAAACATAAACTGTATAACACTTGGTCAGGGATGCTTCACAGGTGTTACAACCCAAAACGAGAAAACTACCCCTACTACGGAGGGAGGGGTGTTGAAGTCTGTGAAAGGTGGAGGAACAGCTTCCAGACCTTTGTGGAGGATATGGGAGAGAAACCGGAGGGTTTTACACTAGACCGGGTGGATAATAACGGAGACTATTCTCCTGAAAATTGCAGATGGGCTTCCCGATCCGAACAAAAACACAACTCAGGAGTTTACCGGAATAGTTGTTCAGGTTTTAGAGGAGTGTCTTGGAACACATCGGACAGTGTCTGGGTTGTGAGGTTATGGAAGAATAGCAGATACATCTATGGGGGACGTTTTAAGACTCTCCTAGATGCAGTAAGCAAACGAATTGAACTTGAAAAGGAGTATGTATAATGGCTGGCTTGAACGCGAAAGCAGCACCCAAAGGTAATGGCGGCAACCGTGTGGAACAGGCTCCTATGGAGGCTGGCGGTTATCCGATCCGAGTAGCTCAGGTAATTGATCTGGGCATGCAAGAGCAACGTCCGTGGCAGGGTCAGGAGAAGCCCCCGGCTCACGAGATCATGCTCACTTACGAGTTCACTGACGAGTTCATGAAGGACGAGAACGGCGAGGATGTAGAGGACAAGCCCCGGTGGCTGTCTGAGAACTTCCCCCTTCGCCACATCGACCAAGACAAGGCTAAATCCACCCAGCGGTACAAGGCCCTTGATCCGAAGATGGATCATGATGGAGACTTCGGCTCTCTCCTTGGTGCGCCAGCAACGGCTATGGTTATCACCAAGCCTGTGAAGTCTGGCCCTAACGCTGGTAAGGAACGTAATTACGTTGATAGCCTCGTTCCCATGCGTGCTCGTGATGCTGCTCGTGTTGAAGAGCTACAGAATGAGGGAAAAATCTTCACTCTCGAAGACCCCGATCTGGAAATCTTCCACTCCCTTCCCGAGTGGTTGCAAGATAAGATCAAGGGCAATCTGGAGTATAACGGTAGCCCGCTGCAAGCTCTGCTTGAGGGCGGTGAGGCTCCTGACCCTGAGCCCGAAGTGCCGGAAGCAGAGGGCGAAGATGACGAAAATAATGACGACGAAACACCATGGTAATTCCTGACTGGGCAACACGGGTTATCGAGATTCACGAGAATGCCTTCAAGGAAGAGGGCATTTCCCTCCTTTGGGAGTTTAACATTGTCAATATGAATGAAGCAGGAGATGTAGAACGGGTTGAGTTTGTCTGTCCCGACATCCCCGATAAGGGTTTGCACACCCACAACGCTTGGTATGTTACGGAAGAGGTAGCTAACAGGGAGGACTTTGACTGCCTGCTCCATAGACGCTTAATGAATGCTAAGGAGGATTTAGATGTCGATCCAGATTGGTGATCCAGTAATCCTGAAAGACGCTAAGGGATTGAAGAAGTATGGTCTGGTCAAAGACATGACCGGTTTCTGTAACAACCTAGTGGAGTTCCCCGGAGACGGGGAGTTCCTCATGTTCCAGCCAGATGGTGTCGAGAAGTTCTACTATGTGGACGCTAAGCGTTTTGCACTAGACGAAGAACGGCTTGGTACTATTGAGGCAAGCGATGAAAGCACTGATTGATTGCGACATACTCGTATATGAGTGTGCATTCGCTGGAGAGTATAAGGACGAAGACACGGGGGAGCGAATCCCTCGTGACTTTGAGACAGTGAAGGAGGTGTTCGAGCAACGCCTCCATGAGATTGAGGACGCTGTATGGGCTAACGAAGAGTCACTGCTGTTTCTCACAGGGGATGAACGCCTTCTCCGTCTTGAGAACAGAGAACGTAAACGTGCAGGGCTTGAGCCTCTTGTCTTCCGTCCCAACTTCCGATACGACATAGCAGTTAGTAAGGGGTATAAAGACAGGAAGAGCAACAAGCCCTATCACTTCCACAACCTGCGCTCTCACATCCGACACAACTATCCCTGCCATATTGCTTGGGGCATGGAGGCAGACGATGCGCTAGCTATTCACCAGACACGGAGACTGGCTGAGTTAGACACTGTTATCTGCTCCCGAGATAAAGACCTTCGAATGGTTCCGGGTATGCAGTATGGATGGGAGTGCGCTAACCAGCCTTCCTTCGGGCCTAAGCGTGTTGAGGAGATTGGAGAGCTTGAGCTAGATGGCAATAAGCTGAGAGGTGAGGGGCTCAAGTTCTTCTACGCTCAGCTAATCACAGGGGACACAGTTGATACCATCCCAGGATTGCCTCGTGGAGGCCCTGCACTGGCTTTTAAGACGCTGTCCCACCTAGACACCGAGGAAGAGATGTACGAGGCTGTAGCAGCCCTGTATGAAGCTAAGAAGGGGGAGGAGTGGGAGACGTACCTGCAAGAGCAGGCAAACCTACTGTGGATGGTGAGGGAGACAGATGAAGAAGGCAAACCGATACTATTTGTTCCTCCAACAAAAAGGGAAAGTTGATGGCACGACCGAGCGGAGCTAAGACTCGCTGTTCAGGCAAGTGGACACAAGCCAAATTCAATAGCTTCATTAAGAACCTGCTGCGCCAAGGCACTCGTAAGTGGGCGCCTATCCAAGAGATCAAGAGGGAGGCACGAGTATCTAGGGGCATCTACAAATGTGCCCAGTGTAAGGAGCATGTTCCTGCAACTAAAGTTGTTAACGGTAAGAGGCAGCACAATGTAGCAGTTGACCACATCAAGCCCATCATTGATCCTGAAGTTGGATTCACCTCTTGGGACGATGTTATTGAGGGCATGTTCTGTGAGAAGGACAATCTTCAGCTAGTATGTAAGTTATGTCATGACCGTATCACCGCTGAAGAACGAGCAATTGCTGCCGAACGCCGTAAACGAGATAAGGAATCTAATGACCTATCCGACATTTGAAGACATTGACAACCCCGCTCTCCGTACTTGGAACCGTTGCGCTATGGCGTTTAATCTAAATGATGATAAAGGGGAGGATGTCGCACGAGCTTATATGGAACAGTTCGATGAGGTTGCACAGAAGCAGATGAGGCTGCTGCTCCAGTACATTGAAGTGAAGGGGTACGAGGCTACCAAGGCAGAGATTAATCGGGGACTCCCTTCTAGAACAATGGAGGCGTGATGACAGCATTAGATAAGCAGGAAGGAGGCGGGCACTACAGCCGCCTCCCTGTTCAACCTGTGGCCTACATCTATTACAACAGTCTTGGCTTCCTCGAAGGAAATGTCGTTAAGTATGTGTCCCGTCACCGGGACAAGAACGGGTTAGAGGATATTAACAAGGCTATCCACTATCTCGAACTTATTAAACAACTGGAGTATGGCATTGAAGGCTGATTACGTAAACCACATGGGCGATGACCTGATGGTTGTTAACTCTGCCCGAGTCAGTTTTGACAAGGAGGGTGAGTGGGCTAACCCTTTCTACAAAGAGGATTGGGAGATTCCTGACCTTGTAGAGAAAGACAAAAGGCTCATCAACTACCTCGCCCGGCATGGCCACTGGACGCCCTTCTCTCATCCACAGATCACTCTCCGAGAGACAGTGCCTATCTTCGTAGCCCGCCAACGCTTCAAGCACATTGTTGGCTTCACATACAATGAAGTGAGTAGGCGATATGTAGACGATGAGCCTGAGTTCTACATCCCTGAGACATGGCGTAGCAGGCCGGAGGGGAGTGTGAAGCAAGGCTCTGGAGAAGTGTTCAAAGGGTATTTCTACACTGAAGAAGAGAGTGGTGTAGATACTCCTATTGAAGATGTATACGATTTCCATATCCGAGAAAGCTTGCAACTTTACAGGCACATGATTGAGAAAGGAGTTGCCCCTGAACAAGCTCGTATGGTGTTGCCTCAGTCCATGTACACTAGCTATTACGTCACTGGATCACTGGCTGCCTTTGCTAGGGCATACAAGCAGCGTATCGACAGCCACGCTCAGGTAGAGATTCAGGAGTTGGCTAAACAATGGGGCTTAATCATCCAGCCCCTTTTCCCGACCTCATGGGAGGCACTTACTGAATGAAGATATTAGTTGT